AATGGGTGGTGGAGATGATGACGATGACTGGCTTAAGTTTAAATCTATGGGCGCAGATGCTTGGTTCAGATTGCATTACTTACCCAAAGTATTTGGTTAATGGTCCGCATATATTGAGAAAGGCCCTATCAGTGCTGTAACAGGTATGGATTTTAGTGCCAGTATTGGTACAGATAATATGTGGTTTAAAGATTTACCACACAAACGTTCGTTTGTAGACTCTTTAAATGCATTTTTTGTAAGTATGGCAGGTGCACCTATATCTGCTTTATCAAATGTTGTAATGGGTGTACATGACTTCTTTACCGAACCTGACAAACTACGTGCTGTAGAAAAAGCTTCTCCCGCTTTTGCAAAAGGTGTTGTTGGTGCAATACGTCAAGGTGCTGAGGGTGAAAAAACTAAACAGGGTGATGTAATTAAAGAAGCTGAAAAATTTGGCGCTTTTAAAGCAGTAGCAAAATCTTTAGGTTTCCAAGATACTGAAGTTGCTATGGTTATAGAACATAACTACATATTAAAAGGTCTAGAAGAAGCTGGTAAAGAAGCCCAACAAACTGCATATAAGAAGATGGGTGCCGCATTAGATAAAGATGATTGGGATGCTTATCATGATATTAAAGATGCTTATAACGATTCTGTTTATGGCCAGATTGCGCCAATGAAAGCAGAATCTATTAAAGCTTTTGTTGCAAACCATATTAAAAACCAAACATTAGCAGAACAAGGTTTAAGACTTTCTAAACCATATAAGTCTTTCTTTAGCGAAGAAATTGAAAACACTCGCTCTAAAGAGTATAGATAAAAAATCCCCGCACTAGGCGGGGACAAAGAGGGTAGGAAGGAGCTTCTTCCAAGGAAAAGCAGACTTGGTCTGCCCTTAGAGTATAACTCAAACCCTCCAAACACGAATACCTCTGATGTCATTTTCGATGCTAACTTTCATCAAAATCTGCACCTTTAGCCTTTTAGCAGTACGAGCTATATCCTGCTTAGCTTGCATACAATTTAAACAAGGGACAAAAAATGACATACCCGATTTAAAGTTTTGCCAGTTAATGTTATAACTAAGCTTGCCTATCAGCATTCTGAATCTCCGGTGCAATTAATCCATCTATATCTAGTAAGCCAGTAGAACAATCAAATTCTAATGCTGTAACCCCTGGCGAAGTAATTTTCATGCCTTTAGACATACGTTTATTACCAGAAGATTTAAAAAACCCTTTCATTTCTAGCTCTTTTAAAGTGTCTTTATAGTTAGTCTGGCGCTCTACGCAGTCATGCTTAAACTCCCTAGCAATAAAAAACATCTTTTTTGTATCAGGTTCATAACGAATAAGTAGCTCACCCTTAGGTTCTAAAGTAGGTAAAGAATGGGCCGCTGTGCGCTTATCTGCATCAGCTTTTACTACCAGTATGTTTTGCATGTGGCGGTTAATATAATCACCAATAACTGATACTGCAGTTTCTGTAGGGGGTTTAATCTCCTCACGCATACCTTGGATAGTCTTGCAAGTCCATTTAAAAATTTCACCCATATTGTAGTCATGTAGTCCTAAGCGCTTTGCAAATAGACCACCAGCTAGATTACATGCGGCTACGGCTGACCAGAAACGCTCTGGTGGGGTTAATCTTAAATCTGCATCAATCTTACGCTGAATATCTAACATACCCTGTACGGCTTCTTCTAGGTTATTTACAAGCCATTTAATGTAGATATCCCCCGCATGGCCATAGTTTTCCTTAAGTTGGCGGTCAAATAACCGCTTGCCATCTTCTGTAGAAATAACATTACTTGGGGGTATGGTGTATTCAAATAGGCGTAACATCTCGGCATTGGCACCGGCCTTAGCGGAACCTAGCTTTTCGTAGAACGAAGCATTAGCGCTGGCTAGGGACATCGTCTGCCAAGTAGTGTTGTTTTCACGCAACTCATTAGTTGCCCCCTTCATGCGGTCTTTGGCCCTACCTTGCGACATACCATAAGCCAAATCTGAAAAGTCTGCGGGGGTTATGTTGGTGATTTCGTCGATGGTATAGGGTAGGTTATTCATTACACCCAAACGTTGCATCTTGGCATTATTTGTGTCCTTCCAGACTGAGGATAAAGACTCAGGGTGTCCATAGACACTGTTGCACATAAACAACGTTGTAGACTTACCTGTACCACCAAACTTATAGATGACGTTAATAATCGCCCCTTTAAGCCCAGTGAACTTAAATAGTGGTGCGCCAAAAGCAGTAAGGGCAGCAAACGCATGAGGTTCTAATCCTGGTAAGGAATACATAGTAAATACCTCACGCCATTCCTCATACGTACCATGCGGAACCATATGCTGTGCAATGGCTTTAGTTTCTACAGATGCGGGGCTACCATACGTTCCATCTTTACTGATTTCTCTATCGCCAATAATAAACTTACTATCCTTATCGGCCCAACCAAACTGTGTTCTCATAATTTCTGATTTCCTTTTGTATTGCAAATTTTTAACAAACGACATAATGAAAGCGGCTAAATGCTTCATCTGTGTTGGTGTACATGCAACCCCTTTTGTAGCTAGCTCTCTTTTTAATTCCTCTGGCACAGATATAGTTTCCAAAGGTACAACAAACTCTTTCATGCCATCATGCGGCAGGATTAACTTCATCAATGCACACATACCAGCAGACGGGTCCATCATTAGCTTTAAAACATATAAATCATGTTCGTATACACAAACAGGTTCTACTTCATCTCCAGATGGGGATACATAAATTCCGCCCATAGCCCCACGTAAATAAGGTTTTGGATACTCAGGTATAACTTCTACTACACCTTCTTTAACTTCTACCTTGTTATCTTCGTACTTAGCTTCGTTAATTTCAGAACTAAGTGCAATCGGTCCGGTGATTTTGCCTTTCCATTTGCAGCCATCACAACCGCCTGGGTTATGTTTTTCAAATGTTGCACAGGTATGCGGGCCGCCCTTACCTTCTTTTTGCTGGGAAGCCTTAGCCTCAGTAGCCCTTGCATCATAGTCAGGGTGGTTACTAGACATCATATGAATAGCAACTTCTCTATCTACGCATACATTAGCTACAGTTAGCGCAGACCACCACAATGGCTCGCTGATTGAATCTTGGTTTTCATAAGCATAGTTAAGCTGTTGGCAACCATTCTCACCACGAATCATAATATTTTTAAACCGTTGAATCTTGTTACCTAACAAAGATTTAGTAAACTCATTAAGCTGACCTTTACTAGGTGCAAACTCTATGGGTACTATATCGGGTACCCCAAATAACTCTTTGAAACTATCATAAGTTACTGGTTCGCTTTCCGTTATTACTTTAACTTCAAGTGGTGGGTCTTGTTTAAAGTTAAATGTTCCAGGTATCCGCAAAACTCTAGCGGTCTCAAACACGGCTGGGTCTACATAAAAGTTTTGTTTAAGGCATAAATCTTTAAAACGCTTAGCAACTGGAATCCAAAGGTCTGGGGTAACTTCCTCAGTAAGTGGCCAATATACATGCAGCCCTCTGCCCGAGTTAACAATAGTAGCCGGCGGTAAACCAACCAACTCCATGAACTTTGTAAGTTCTTCCATACCCGTAGCCTGGTCAATGTAGCCATCGGGTCTTCCAGTTTTTTCGTTTACCTCTGCTTTGGTAGGGCCGCAGTCAATATCTAACCAAAAAGCTTTTAATGCTCTTACGTTTTCTTGTTCTCTGCTGTCACCTGTTTCATATTTGGCAACACCAAAATATACATCTCGCCCTTCTGCAACAAACTTTTCTGATATTTTATTTACTTCTTCACGTGTCTGTACTAGCTTTTGTTTTACGTATTTACCTTTAATGCCAAGTACAGCAAACCACCCCTCTTGAGGAAGCACTGTATCTAAAAGGTCAATCGTCATCTTATATCTCTCAAAGGAACACAATCGGAGAGGGTTGAGCGTCCTCTCGTCATATGTACAAAACTATTAAATTAAAGCCGGTCTAATAAACCTTGAATAGCAGGTTCATATACTGCTTGCGGGTCATGGATACCCGAGAACCAATTATATACAGTCATTCGGCTAACCCCGATAATCTTGGCAACTTGTGATACAGAAATACTAGTCCGTATACACTCCCTGCCAAGTTTTACCCCAAGCTTCTTTTTATCGGCTTGCTTATTTAACTGGACCAGCTTTATGCTGTAGCCTTGACTCATTAGTCTACCGCACTCCAAGCATTGATTACATCACCTAAACTTTTCTTTCCGGCTGGAGGGGGTACTTCAACCTTTTTGGTAGCACGTTTAGTTGGCTCAGAAACTTCTTCATCCGGCTCCATTTGTGTTACTGGCTTCTTAACAGGTGCAGATAATGCAGGTTTTTTAACGCCATCAGTCTGTGCAACAGTTAAAGTAATAGCGTTCTTAGCTTCTAAAGAATCACCTGCCGCCGCCGATAATGCCCATTCTTCTTCATTGATATGACGTGCTGGAGAGAATAATAGTTTAGGTGTATCACTATCTGTATCCAAACTAATCTGTGTAACGATTTGATTAATGTTACGGCCATTACCAGCTACGTATTTAATATAGCTTTCAAATGGATGTACGTTGCCTTCACCTTTACCAAAGATAGAAGTAGACGGGAGTTGTAGCTGATATACATCACCAGTTGAATCGCCTTCTAAAATTACTGCAATCTTACGGGTATAACGACATGCACGGGAATTGCCATTGCCAGAGCCAGCAATATTTTGTGGGCATGTTACGCATGAATCGCTTTGACGACCCTCATCTTTAGTGTCGGGGTGCACGCCATCGTTAGATACACAAGTAGGGGGAACGATTGCATTTGGGTCATACTTACCAGCGTAATAAATACGAGATACGCCCTTATCTGCGTTAACAATAATTACATTTAACTCACTGCTAGTAATCTTGCCAACTTCTTCTCCGCCTACAATCTTACGGAATACGCCACCACGAATTGAAATACGCTTGCCACCACTACTAATCTTACCGGCAAGTGATTTAGTTAAATCATTAAGGCCATTAGCGCCTTGTAAAAATGATGGTACTTCTTGGTTAAATATAGAAATGTTAGCCATTTGTTGCTTCTCCTTTTTTCAAAAACTCCAAAAATACTGTAGCTGTTTTTGTAATTGCTACTGCATCTACTCCTTGAGACTCTTTATGTGCTTCTACTGCTAAGCTTAAAGAATTACCACGCATTTGAACTTCTAATTGGGCATTGCGTTGGATATCTTCATAGGCTTGTTTTTGAGCTTGTTGCACGGCTAGCGCCATTGCCTCTTGCTCTGGTGTTGCTTGTTGTGCTTCTGACATATTAGCTCCTTCTAACTACCACGGTATATTTTCTATCGACCTGAACTCCCGGTGGCATCAGTTCAGGATTTTCTTCTAAAAATTGTTTCATATTACCTTGATGAATGCGTTGTTCTAATAGACCAAAAGCATCATGCTCTTTAATAAAAGAGTGCATAGAATCCCAATCAGTAGACCAATAACGTGTAGATAATTTTTTAATTATGGTACCCGCTGTAGTCTTAATACTCGTAGCATCTTGGTTTTTACACAATTCTAATAACTGTTCTGAAATTACATCTAGCTGCTCTTGAAACTCTGCTAGTTTAGCTTTCATCTTTTCCTCTTCAGCTTGCTTAGCATCTCTTATTTTTATATAGATGTCTGCAAGTTTTTCTGCTGATATTTGCTCCATTACATGCTCCTTTTCAGAGCTGTTAGTATACCATATTTCTT